CCATTGCCATTGCTGAAGCAACGTCAGAAGAAACGATAAGCACATTACCTTTGCCTCTACGAGTTTGTTTAGCGATAACGTTTGCATCACGTTCGATTTGGAAAATCAAGCCTTTGAAACGCTCAACAGACCAACGACCGTTTGAATCGGTATCTAAGTCAAAGAAACCAGCAGTTGTTGTACCATACTGAGCACCAGGAACGGCAACAGTATAGATTGTGCGGATAACTTCACGGTTGATTTCAGCTAAAACTTCTGTGGACAGAATGTTAGACAATTCTGTTTCAGCGTCAAGACCATGAATTGCTTTCAAGTCTTGTGCAAGTTCTAGTGAGTATTCAGCTTTCAATGCACGGCTTTGAGCAGTTACAGTAACTTTCTCAATGCTGAATGCCATCTGAGCGAATGAACCATCGGTAACACCTAATTGTTCAGCAGTAGCTGTTGGGATGCCGATACCAGTTGTGTATGAGTTAGCTGCCAAAGAAGCAGAAACAACAGGGTTTGTACCTGTATCTGTTGAAGTTGTACCAGCGAAACCGTAAGGATTGCTAGCAGAACCAGTACCAGAATACATTGTGTTAGCTTCGTTGAAGAAAGCTTCGTCACCGTTCTGAGCACCATACTTAGCACGCATTGCGAAAATCAAACCGGTAGGACCAGTCATTGGCTGAACGCCAGCAACGTCATAAGCGATAAGATTTGGAAGCGCACGGCGAACCAAAGAAATCAAGATTGGGTCGAAGTTCTGAACACCACCAGCAACGTTAGTTGGGCCGGCTTCAGTAGTTTCGTTCAAAGACTGCATTTGAGCAGCATCTTGACGCATAGCTTGTTGTTGGTTTTCCAAAACAAGAGCTGTTACAGCCTTCTTGTATGGGTCTTTAATAGCTTCGAGTTCTGGATGTTCCAGAACAGGTTGCCATTTCTTTTGTAGTTCTTCTGTTAAATACATTTTGTTTCCTTTTTAGTGTATTTTATTTCAAAGTTTGCGAAATGGTTTTTGCATAAATGTTAATGGAAGGATCGTCAGAAAGGATTTTCTCTTTCTTTTCTTCTTCTACCAACACTTCATCTAAAGCAGAACTATCTGCCACTTTAACTTCAGCTTTGAAATATGATTCTTTCAAAGTTTCCATCTTAGTAACAAATTCTTCTTCAGTAGTAAATTCCACGCCTTCTGCAAGCGATTTCAATTTTTCTACTTGGGTCTGCGGAAGGCCGTCACAAGCTGCGTAAATAGCCTCAATTTTTTTGCTTTCGTTGAGTTCTTTTTTCAACTCAACAGAAGTTTTGATTTGCTCATTGATTGCTGCTTCGAGTTCTTCAACCTTAGAGGTTAATTCCTCAACAACATCTACCTTTTCGGCAGGAATATCAATGTAGTGGTCCTCAAACAATTGCTTCAAACCAGAAATGAAATCTTCAGTAATTTCAGCTTTCAAGCCTTTTTCAATTGCGAGTTGATTATCTTTAACCCATTCTTCTACCATGTAGTTAAGGTAATCATCAACCTTAGCAGCCAAATCTTCTTTGATTGTTTCTACAGCTTCTTCGAATTGTTCGAGCAATTCAACTTCAGCTTCTTCGATAACTGCTTCTGCACGAGCAATAACAGCAGCTTCAAAAATGGTAGTTGCTTTAGCAACAAATTCTTCAGAAAGATTTTCACCGCCTAATAGAGCGTCCATATCTTCTTTCATTTTTTCTTTCATTTTTGTTTTCATAGCTTCTTTGCGCTCCATCTTGGCAGATTCGTGTTCTTTGGCTTCTTTTTCTTCGTTCCATTCAACCAAAGATTCATCTTCTACTTCTGTTTCTTCGTATTGTTGAACACCAACAGAACCTTTGTTTAAAGGCATTTGGTTTTTGCCAGTTTTGCCTTCTGGTTCTTCAATAGCAACACCTTCAGAATCTTGTGGTTGTTTTGCCAATTTTTTCATTGGCTCAGAACCTACTGGAGGAGTGGCACCAGGAGCAACAGCAGATGGAACACCTTTAGTTGCATCAAGACCTGCATCGGTTGTTTTGGTTACTTGACCAATAGAACCAACATCTTGTGTACCGTAAGCAGTTTCACCACTTAACTTGGCTGGTTTATCTTGGCCACTTTGTTTAGAATTAACTGAAGCAGTAAGAATATCTTTAGCGGCTTCGGACAGATTAAATTTTCCCATTTTTGAAAATCTCCTTGATTTATTATGGATATTTATAATTAAAGTTTTTTGACGAGTGATTCCCAAATGCGTAGACTTACTTTCTCAATATCTGCTTGCGAAGCTTGTTGAATCATTTTCTTTGCTTCAGAGTATTGTTGTTCTGTCCAAACACCGTTTACCATCACCCATTCTTTGCCTTCCATAATGCCTTGAACAAAGGCATTAGGTGCAGAAGGATCTGCTACAATATCCGCCGCTGTGGCTAGATGAAAATCATCTTGAACAACATTAACGCCGTTAACATTTTTAAGAGAACCCATACCACGGGAAGATACACCAATTTGTGCGCCACCCTCGATTAGGCTCTTAACAATGTTACCCATCGGGGTGTCAAGAATTTTTGCTTTGCCTATCCAATCATTTCCTTCTTGGCGTAAACCCACAACAAGGTGAGAAACACGGTCAAGATTGATAGATGGGGTATCTGGATGACCCAGCTCACCAAAGGCACGGTTTTTATTAATATATTGTTCTGTGTAACGCTCAACCTCTCTAGCCATAGACTCTTTCATATACTTACGGCCATTACGGTTTACCACTTCTGCTTGTAGAAATGGACCTTCAATATAGAGGTTTTTCTTGCCGTCTTGTTCTTCAGCAAGATAACTTAGTGTTTCTGTAACTTCTGTAATTAACTTCATTGTAGTCCAAGTCCTTTTCTTTTTCTTATAGAAATCATTCTTTTTCTTAAAGATTGATTCAACTTACTACGTCTTTTAAACTTTGACCGTCTTGCAGCCATTTTACGATGGCGCCTCTCAGAGGGCGACATTCTAATAAGTTTACCACTTCTAATCGTATAACCTTTAACAGCTGCCTTCTTTACACGGCGCTGAACTTTGCCTTTACGAATACGGACTCTAATTAATTTTGTTCTACCCATTTTTTGAGTATTACCAATAATATTTTCATCCAATTCGTTTTTTACAGCTATATCTACTTTAATTAGTTGCTCAATTTTTTCTGCAACCAATTCTTCTATTCTATCAAAAAGAGATTCTTTTGCCTCTATTAATTTATCATTAAAAAGGCAATCAATAAACTCTTTCATTTCTTATGACTTAACGCCTGTAATGCCATAAGGAGGATAGTTAAATGCAGCAGGATCATTAAACTGACCACGTTGGTAATATTGATTATCTTTACGGAATTCAGCAATAATAGTATAACTATCATTAGCAATCATGCCTCTGGTGTTTATAACAATATCTCCGTTACAATTAGCTGTGTTTTTAGCGTTATTAGGAATTGTTACCCAATTACCTGCACCGTCATATTCTCCATTTCCATTCATGAATATCATTGGAATTGAAGTGTCTGCGTGCCAATACAATTCAACATTTCCTACGCTTGAAGTATCATACCACAAACGATGTAAAGTTAATCCGTAATAAGGTAAAGCAGTTCCACCATGACTTAATAAACCAGGAATAGTATTTGAATTCAAAGCACCATATAAACTGTTTGCAGCAATACGAGCATGATTGTTTTCTTGTCCTGATCCATCAAATCTACCTGTCAACTTAATGATAGCGTGTTCTGTTGTATCTTTCAATACTTGATATGAAAATGCATTTGCCATTTTTTATTCCTGTTTAATTATTCTTCTGTATCCATGGCACCACCTGATGACCATTGTGATGCAGTATACGGTACTGTTACATATTTATTAATCTTATCCACATAATATAGTGCCACTCTTTGGCCATTTGGAAACATCCTAACAGACTTACGTTTCATAATTAAAACAGCCGGAGGATCAAGTGATTCTTTGGCTTCATTTAAAAAACGAAATTCTGTAAAAGTTTTCACTCTACTTCACTTTCTTCTACTTCTGGCTGATTAAACAATCTGCTAGCAATATCTTGTTTTTGTTGTTCAAGATGTGCAGACACTTTATCAGCAATACTTGCATACAACTCATCCCGCATAGATTTTGCGTCATCTTCATAAGCATAATCAATAATTTTTCTTGTATCCATTTTTATAATCTCCAATTAAATATTTATAGTATCTGCTTCAATTTAACAAAAGTACCAGGGGACTTTTCTTCTTTTTGCGTTTTTGCTTCTTGTTTGGCATCCATTTCAGATTGATGTGATGCCAACTGTGCCGCTTGTTGTGTCTGAATATCACCAGACATTTGTTGTTGTGCCACATCATTCATTACACCAACTGGTAATCCAAGACCTTCTTCTTTCTCAGCATCAATTTCTTTTTGCATTTCAACAATATCATCATCTGTTAAACGCAATACATTTCTTTGAATCCATTGTTGAGAGAAATAACGACCTGTATATGGGTCAACAGAACCTAACAACTGTAAACGATTAGTCATTAACTCTGCTTCTTTAAGTTCACTAAAATTATTATCTTTAATAAAATTGTAATGAATATTTTGTTTAAATTGGTCCCATTCATCAGCGGTACAAATACCTTTTAATACACATTGCACACGAAGAGCTTGATTGAAAATTTCTGAAAATTTGTTACGCATACGGTCAACAAATTTACTAAACTTCAATTCATCACGGGTGACTTCAGCTGCACGACCCATTGAGAAACCTTGATTTGGTTCTAAACGAGAAATAGGTACAGACAATGCACCATATAATTTCTTTTGAAAATACTTAACATCTTCCAATTCACCTAAGTTTTGACCACCAGGTAATGTAGTAATCTCTGTACCTTTTCCACCTTCACGGCGTGGCAACCAAAAATCTTCCATCATCGATAAGAATTTACGGTCATCACGAACTTCACCTGTGTTAGCATCATAGACAAGTTTGTTTTTATACTTGACCATAATATCACGCAGATATTGTTCTGCTTTTAATTTTGGTAAATTACCCACATCAATGTAAAAAATACGGCGCTCAGGGGCACGACTAATACGATAGATAACAGTTGCATCTTCAATCATCCTCAATTGGTTGAGTGGCTTAATTGCCTTGTGAAGATAAGATAAAACTACTGCACGGCGAGCATCCATCAAACCAGAAACCACGGAGAGAATCGAATCAGTAGTGATACGAACACCAACTGGTCCATAATTTGAAGATTGACCTGTGGTCACCTTGTCATTATAGATGTAATATTCATTAATGGTATCTACAACTTCAGCACCTGTGCGTTCATCTTTACGTTTTTTAATCTCACGAACTTTACGAAGTTTTCGTGGATCAATGTAACGAAGTTCTTTAATACCGGCAATTGGATTTTCTTTATCTATAATCACATTATAATACAATCTGCCGTCAATATAATAACGGCGGAAAATATCTTGTGCCATATGTTTATAGTTAAACAAACGAAGGACAGTTTGAAACTCTTCCTTAATTGCTTTTTTAATTTTGTCTGGTTGTTCTAAATCATCCAAAACAATATCTGTAATTTTGCCATCGTCATCTTGAACAATTGCTTCGTTCATGATGTCATCGATTGCTGATTCTATCTCAGGTTGCATTGCCATTTCTCTATAACGAGAAATTAACTCTACTTCATTTTTTGCGGTGCCATCAAGGTCAACATATGTGCCATAATAAGCCGCAGAAGAAATAGTTAATGCACCATCTTCATTAGAAGGTGGTGTGAAAGATGGTTGTGCAGATTGTTCCTCCTCGCCTTTTTTGCGAGAAATCTCAAAACCAAAGAGAGAGAATTTATTAGTAGCTGCCATATTTTATTGTGTCCAAGTCAAGTAAACATAATTGGGGAACCGAAGTTCCCCAAACAAAAACATATTATTAAGTTGTAGTATTTGATTCCCAATACTGGAACGCAAATGTAGTTGAATATTCTTCAATGGTGTCGTTAGAACTCCAATCTAAATCGATTGGTGCAACATCCACAGGAAATACTCCTACAAACTTATAAGATTTCAATATATCGCCGGATTTTCCGTATTGATTAACAATTGCATCAACTGAATAACTTGATGGATTAATTGCTGCACCACTACGAACATTACCTGCATGACTGTTAATAGAGTTCATCCATGATTCGAGAGCATTACGAATTGTAAAATCTTCATCATTGATAATCTGTAATGTCCAGTCAGTAAAGGTACGATTGCCTGCAAATTTCATTTCACGACCAAAGTAATATACAGGAACTTGGCCAATTGTTGAACCTGGTAACTGTGCTGCTTTTGCCATGAAAGTGGTTTTTTGACCGGCTGCGGTGCCATTGGCTGCGATTGTTGGAAATACTAAAGAGACCGAGAATAGATTGGGACGAGCACCGTCACCAATCATATTTGCTCTAAATTCTGCTACATTGAATGCCATTTTATTTTCTCCTATTCGTTAGTATTTATTAAGCTGCACCAACGACTGTTGTGAAGTCAACACCAGTTCCAACTGCAACAAAGTTTAATTGGATAAAGTTGACTGAACGAGCAGGTTTAATGTAGATGTCACCAACAAATTGGTTAGAATCAATTACTTGTGAAGTATTGTTGGTTGTATCGCAAACTACTTTAAAGTCTGTAATACCACGGCGACCTTGAACATCACGCAAGAATGGAGTTACCAATGCAACAAACTGAGCACGGGCAAATTCATCATTAAACTCAAATAATGAATATTGAGCTGCTTTAGCAATTGATTTTTCAAGAACAATAAACAATCTACGAACATTGATACGGTCAAACGCAGATGGTTTTGCTTGTAGTGTCTTATCTCCGTAAAGAACGATACCTTGACCAGGGAAAGATACAACTGGATTTACACCAGCAGCATACAATGTATCACGGTAAGTTTTGTTAGGATTCCATGCCAACTTAATAGCATTTTTAATTGCGCCACGGTTGAAACCAGCTGGTGAATACCATGGGTCACGAACTGTATCTGTGTTTACACAAAGACCAGCAACATCACCATTCAAAGGAACCCAACGATACACGCTGTTGTATTTGTCATACATATATTTCCAACCAGAATCAGCAACAACATATGAAGATGAACGAGCAAGGTCGGCCAACCATGATGTAATATTGTCTGTTTCAGAACCAGCTTGATTAACAACAGCTGATTGAGGTGGAGAAACAAATGCCACACAATCTTTGCGAGTATTAACCACACTATCAATTACATATTGTTGTGTTTCATATGATGCACCAGCAGTAAGAACTAAAGAAATGTCAGTAGTTTCTTTATTGGCAAACAAATCGTATGCAGTTTCTAAATCACCTGTTGTTGGAGATGCAGTTACACCAACACTAAGAGTTACATCAATATTGTGTGCAGGACTGGCAAAATCTGTGCTTGCAGACATTCCCCATGTTGTATGTGTATTTGAGTAATCAACTGGATCGGTAGAATAAGCATACTTAGATTGATTAAAAATTACTTGTCTGTAATAATTTGTTGAACCATTAACTTGTGCATCAGAGGCTTTTGATAAAAATGGGTATGTTTCTAATACTTGACCTGTTTGGCCAGTAAATTTACCATCCATATCGACAACTACAATATGCAATTCGTCATTAGAACCACCTGCAGCTGCACAATAGTCTGAAGTGCCTGGAGCGCTTGTGAAATAATTTTTGTATTGCCAAGTTCCAAATGTTGCTGTGTTTGAACAAACTGAAAAACCTAATGAGTTACCAAGTTCTCCAGGATAACGAGCCATAAAAGCTCCAGAACCATTTAGATTGTCTGCATTTAAATAAGTAGCTTCAAAAACATCTGAATTGTCTACTTTTTTTCCGCTACCAGCGGCATCTGCATTTGTAGAATCGCTACCTACAGCACGAACAACACTTAAATTGTTACCATATGCCAAGAAACTGGCGGCAGTAAAAAAGTTGGTTGCTGTATTTGAATCTGGTAGTCCAAAAGTTGAACTTAAAGCAAGTTCATTACTAATTAATACGACTTTCTGTGCTGGACCCCATTGAAAGGCTCCCGCAAAAGCACCAGCGGTAGTAAGAACCGAAGGAACGACTGTTGTTAAGTCAACCTCGGAAACGTTTACGCCTGGAGAGAGTTGAAACGCCATTTTATTCTCCTTGAATTATTATGTGTCTTGGCAGTTTAAGATACCATACTGATATTTATGAAACAACGGATTTATAGGTCTTTGAACCATTTGGTAGCATATTTAGAATAAGTTCCTTCACTATCTGCAACTTCCCATACATCTCCACCCTCAATCATAAAATCGTGTTCTAAACCATCTTCAATAATAGGTGCTGGTAAAACATCTTCATCAAATTGATTCATGTTTTCTAATTGAATTTGTTTACGAATATCATGATTAACAATTTCTCTAAAGTATTTTTGTGTAGTTACCCATGCAAAAATAACTAAAGTCATCACCAAATCGTCATTTGCACCTTCAGCAGCTGCAAAAGAAGTCTTATATTGTTCAAAAGTGGTTAATTCAGAATAAGTATCAAAGTCATTAATTAATAACTTATCACCTTCAATCAAAGTCTTTAAGTTTGAACAACCAACAGATTTAACTTGTGGTGACATTTTAAGACCCATCTGAATACCTCTTGCAAAACCAGCAGAGAGTTGTTGAGGCTTCTTGTTACCCGTAAATACTTTTAATAAATTTTCATATTCCAAATCTTCATGTATGAAGTCGGCAACTTGTGGATTGTTATTAATTTCAACCAAAATAAAAGCATCATTATAAACCCTAGCCGCATTTACAATTACCGTTGGAAAAAGAATTGGTGATATTGAAGAACTGGCATAAGTTGCCACCTGTTTATAAGGTGTAGTTGATATATCAAAGATTGAAAATGTAGAAGAATCTAAATTTTTACCTTCGGACACATCAACTGTCATACAGTATAAATGGTCAGATTTAATATCTTCACCATTTTCTTTTATTGGATGTTCGTATATTTTAACTTTATCGTGTTCTTCAATTGGATTAATATATCTTAATTGTTGTAGTTTGTAACCAGAAATCAAAGTATTTGAAGAACCTAAGAACTCTGTTTCAAATTCTTGTGCAAACTGCCTTTCTGAAGTATTGCGGATAGTTTCTTCTTTCCAAGCCTCATCACGACCTGGTACCATAGACCAATGAATTTCAAAGTTCTTATAATTGTTTCTGCCTTCTAAAGAATCCATCCATAATTTATAGAATAGGTTCATACCATTTGGTGTAGAAACAATAATAATCTTTGATGACTTACCAGATGAGATTACAGGATAGACTGAGTTAAAGAACTCATTGGCAATATTGTTTGGTACGAAAGCAAACTCGTCTAAGAACACAATGTTAAACGAACCGCCTCGGATTGCAGAGGATGATGTGGAGGCAGCGATTACTTTAGACCCGTTCTCTAGTTCTACATTACCTTTGTTCCATGTCACCACGCCTTGCTGGAGCCATTGAGGCAAATTTTCATATGCAAGTTGATACTTGGCTAGAATGTCCCTTGCCAATGAACCTTTGTTGGCTAGAACTGCCACATTCTGTGAATCAGTAAAGATAGTTGCCCACAAAAGATAACCAACTGTTGTGGTAGTTTTACCAACCTGACGAGGACATTTGGTAATAACAAAACGATTATCTTTAAACAGATTAATCATTTCTTTTTGAAAGTCCCACATCTTAAAGTTAATGAGACCTTCGTCTACGTTAACAATTTTAATGTAGTTCATACAGAAATATACCGGATCTTCGGCACATTTCATATATTCTTCAACTTGTTCTTTAGTATAGTTGTGTTGAACACCTACTCTTTTGAGTAGAGGATTATCACGATAAGAATCTTTTACAGTAGTGTTCATTGAAATAAATTTTCAACTCTAATTTTTGCATGAGGTGAGTTTGGATTATTATGGTAGTCAGTACCAAAATGCCGAACCCAACAGTCGGAAAAATTATTTAGTGGAACTAATGCACGATGAGGATAACCTGGCGGAATGTTAATAAACATATTTCCTAAATTGGCAGATTCTCTGATACCCCACCAACCTTTTTGACCAATTTTAAAGTAATCAGATTCAATATGTTCTTTGACCATATCTCTATCCATGATAAACATACCTTGATAAGGTTCTGGCAAACAAACAAATTTTTGACCTTCTACTTCTACGATATTTGGATGTCTTACAAAATGAGTTGGGTCTAAAGAATAAACATTACCATCTTTATCGGTTTGTATTCTATGAACTGATGGAATCCAATTCAGATTATTTCGTTTGAATAATTCGTTTGTTTTATTCCAATAATCAAATGTTTTCTTGGTTACTTCTAAGTTGCCTTCAAGATATGCAAAGTGTGTATAATCAGATTCTAAAAACTCTGGCATACTTTTTTTATGTTGCCAAGTGTAATGATATGGGTCTGATAATTGTTCGACACGAATATCCAAACTATCATCGAAATTGACATTACTATCAATAACTATTTTAATATTTGGTATTGTTGAAAGATTTTTTATTGTTTGTTTGAAACTTTCTACTCTATCTTCAACATAATAAAAACACAAATTCACCCAAAGTTTCATTCTTTTCCTTTGATGAGTTTGTTCAACTCAGCTGTAGAACCTACAAAAATGGCTTTATCAATAACGGTACCTGATTGTTTTTTCTTTTCTTCATCCATATCACGCATTTGTTTTTGAATGTTTAAAAGTTCTTTATTAGCATCTACCATATTTTTAAGTAGTGTGCCATAAACTTCAAATGCTCGTGGATGTTGACCTGCTTTTGCAATTTGTAGAATTTCTTCCATTGCTTCTTGGCCTTGGTCTATAATACCTTGTAGATTTTCTTTTGACTGTTGATAAGCATCGGTTAAATCTTGTTTTAAATCTGGCTCATTATATTTTGCGGTTAATGGCATAGATTTTTTTTCTTCTTTAACTGAAGTTGGTACTACTTCAAATACTTCTGCCATTTTTTTATCAAAGTCATTCATAGTAATTTATATAGGTTTACCACCAACTACCTGGATGAGTAACAAGAGGAGAATCTAAAGTAAAGGTAACAGGGAAAGCCAAAATTCCATTTGCATTTACAATAGAGCCCATTGGACTTCCAGGAACTGCATAATTTGGATTTGCTGGATCTGCTGGCGCAATAATAAAATTACTACCATCTAAACCTAATATTATTTTGGTAATATTTGTAGCGCCACCTCCAGTAACAGTAAAATTATAACCAAGAGTTCCATTATTTACTAACGCATTTGTGAAAAAGTATGCTTGTATTTCTGCTAATTTTGGAGCAGAAAAACTACTTAATGCTATTCCATATTGTGCAGTATCCGTAGCATTTGTTCCGCTGCTTGACATTCCAATAGATTGACCGAAATCCGTAATACCGGCACCAACATATGCTGCATTAGCAAAGTCTGTATCTAATATTGTGAAAGATGAACCAATAACTGGTGCTGAGCCAAGTCTTAATCCACCTGTAATTCTTAATCCTGAAGAAGCCGCACCAAAAGATGAGAAGTGATTGGTATATCCGTCTACCCAATTAGTTCCATTAGTAACACCCCATTGAACATTACCTAGACCGTCATTGT